CACCCAGAGCACTCGAACTTAACTTTTTCAGTAAGAGTTCACTCGCTGGTTCACGTAACTTACCCAGGTTGAAAAATTCCTCATCACAATTTGTCAACAGGGCTCGTTTGTAGATGTACTCAAGATCGAAACCAAATATGTTCCACCCTGTAATGATATCCACATCCTTCTCGTGAAGATATTTCTGAAACGCTTCGAGCATTTCACGCTCGGTATCGAAACTCACTACATCCGGTCCCTCGGTCTTCTTGTAACATAGGCATGTCTTCTCGTACGGTTCATCACTTCCGAACGTACACAGTGAAATGGCAATCTGGAAACATGCATCATCCGTCACGTCCGCGTTTGGAAATTTACCAGTTGAACTATTACATTCGATATCAATCGAAGCCACCACAAATGGGGCGATATCGTCACGGTTCACCGGTTTCAGGGTTGACCAGTCATTACACCAGAGATCGATATCCACTTTTGCGAGATGGGAGCGTACACAATCTGAACCCGTGTCCAACCACCCAGTAGACTGGATCCCCGTACGATGCATGAGCCTCAGGACGGGATCGAGATTTGCTTCATAGACATGATACCTTCGAAAATCACGATTGTACGCAAACACTGAATTGACCTTTCTACGATCCGCGAGGGTCTTGAAGTTGAGGCGCATGTACGCAAATTGTTCATTATTTTGGAAACCCCAGACATCTTTCTTCTGAGTTACACTATACCCAGTCACATGGTCTGGGCGAAGTTTATTCAGGTCATCGTAGAGTAGACGAACATCACGATCCGTCGAACCCCTGGGTAGTTTTACAAAAAAATAGGGTTCGAAAACGGTCGTCACACATACAGATTTACCATCCTCCGTCTTTCCCATAATACTGATCATATGTTCGTCATCAACATCTCGAGCCTCCCATGTCAAAGCCTGGAAAACCACCATATGTTTATAATGAGCCAAAATTTTAATATCATTTATTAATAAATGTCTGCCGCTTTAATTGAGCTCGTGTCGGTGGGTGCCCAGGATGTCTACATCACGGGTGATCCCCAGGTCAGTTTCTTCCGCCAGAACTACAAGCGCTATACCAACTTTGCCATGAAGCCCGAGCGCATGGATTACATCGGTACCTTTGGTGCGAACAACGAGGTTGCCATCCCCATTCGCTCCAAGGGTGATCTCATGAGCTACATCTGGATCGAGTCTAACGGTATCGCGGGGGTTCAAGAGAATGCTACGGGTCTATTCTCCAACGCCGCTGCCAGCCCCACCGAATTTTCGCTGTGGATCGGTGGTCAGAAGGTATCCCAGCTGGATTCCCTCTTCATTCAGGGTGTCCACAACCCCCTCATGCGTGATACTACCGCGAAGGCGTCGATGGCTGTCACGACCAATGCTCGGAAGGAAAACAACACCGGTAACCATTACATGATTCCTTTCTTCTTCGGTGAAGACTGGACCAAGGTGCTCCCCCTCGTGGCGCTCCAGTATCATGACGTTGAGATTCGCATCAAGTGTCGCGATGGGTACATTCCCACCGATACTCCCAAGGTGTACGGTAACTACGTCTACCTGGATACGGAAGAGCGTAAGTTTTTCACCGACAATGAACATGAACTTCTCATTACCCAAACACAGTACCAACTCGCTTCCAACACGGACACTGATATCGATCTCAGCTATTTCAACCACCCCGTGAAATCTCTCCACGTTGTTTCCGGTGAAGCTTCGGGTAGTGACTGGGCCGATGAGTACAACTTTGCGACCTCTTCCCTCTACATCAACGGTACCGCACTCTTCGAGAACACTTCCAACATCTACCACCACGATGTCGTTCCCGAGATGCACTGTACCGATCTCCCCGATAACATCCTCGATGATCTTCCCACCTACTCGTGGCCTTTCTGTCTGACTATGAGCAAGATGCAACCCACGGGTACTCTTAACTTCTCTCGTATCGATAACGCGAAACTCGTACTCAATAACCCCACTGGTGGTAACCAACTTCACCGTGTCTATGCGGTCAACTATAACATTCTTCGTATCAAGAATGGTATGGCTGGTGTCGCTTTTGGTAACTAAGTAAATTACGTTCCACTAAAAAACGAGTAAAAATGGTAAAGTCCCGTAAAGTGTCCAAGTTCGTTATCGATCTTGGACCAGAAATAGACAAGGTTGTCAGGAAGAAAAATGCTAAAATCAGGAAACAGAAAGTAATCATCGCAGAACTGGAGGACAGACTCCGAAACAAGAGTGATGATATGAAAGCGAGAAAACAGAAACTGGTCATCGCCAGTCTACAGGAAAGGATTGTCGAAGCAGAAAAACGCGCAGTCGCTGCGGAAAATGAAACTCGTCGATACAAGGTTCGGCGCGCTGGTATAAGTAACAAAACAGTTGAAAATGCATTCAAGAATTTACGAGAAGGTAAATCCCTCTCAAGAATGAAAGCAAACACCATTCTACTCATTCAACAGTCCGGTCGCTGGGATGAAGCCAGGAAAATTAGTGCACAGAGAAAGTTATGTTAGTCCCAGTTGTCAATCAAAGTTTTTGTCTTTTCATACATCTTCTTTCCATAGAAGGTTTTATCCTTCTCCCCCTCCCAAATTGTGAGTCGGTCCTCGAGGAACCCCTTGAACTTCTCCGAGTCACAATCAGACTTGTATCGAACCTTTTCACCCTTAAGTGCCTCTTCCATCACGGCAATACGGGCATCCATAGAAAGCTTAGCAATCTCATCAGGACTCAAACGGGTAGAGACTTCTTGTTTTTTTCCAAGTGCCATTTATATTATGGACGCACCTATCCTTTATTACTGTAAAGCGTGTAAGAGGACTTATGATGGTCACGCCCAGTGCTGCTTCGAGATGGAACACGTCGAAGTTAAAATCCCTACACATACTAAATGATACCTCTTATCATAGCTGGTGCACTCACTGGAGCCCTCGCGTATACTTTCATGGGACAGAACCTCATCTCCACCTCAGAAGCCAAACGCCTCATCAAGGAGGGTAAGATAAAGAAGGTTATTGATGTTCGTACGATCACGGAATACCGTGCAGGACACTACCCAAAGGCACTCCATATCCCCGTCAATAAGATGGATGAAAAGACCACCACAGAACTTCCCAAGAAGGGTTTACTCGTCTACTGCAATACTGGGCAACGAGCCAGATTTGCGGCAGAGACATTGGAAGAACTCGGATTCGAGGATGTCTACTACATCGCTGGAACGTACAAGGGGTTACTTTAGTTTGACACCCAGAACCCTTCTCAACTTTTGAAGGACACCGGGGTCTGGGATGGCTCGACCTGACTCATACGAACCTACTATACTCGCATTCACCCCAATCGCGATTGCTAAATCTTTTTGTGTTTTGAAACCTTTAGCAATACGCCCTTGTTGAATCATCTTCGCCATCGAGAGTGGTACCTTCTTGTGCGTCCCCAGCTCTTCATCCTCCAACTTTTGCTCCTTGGTGCGCTCATAGTGCTTAGGAGGGGGATGATTCGTGGGTGCAGCTTTTCCATGGATGATAACTGGATTCCAGTCTTGGTGATTCATCTATTTAGATCGTGCATTTTGTTTTTAAGATTCTTTCCAAACGTTCCTTTTCTTTTCTCATGAATATGGTGAGCTGGTCAACTTCACCGTGGAGTGTCACTCGTCCATGTTGTTTGAGGGAAGAAACATTCTCGACACGTACCATGTCTACCCAAGACATGTTCGAGTCAGGTGTCTTACTATGATATAGAGCTAGTACGGCAGCATCCCTCTTCACATCTTTAGGAAGTTCCTCCCCCTCATAACATACGACGACGTGCGCACCCGGGTATCCACTCGCATGCATCCACCAGTATTTGGGGTCACTCGTGGTCGTGAGGTGGTCGTTTTCCTTTGCGGTCTGACCAACTCGAACAGGTATATTACCCGATGCGATGTATTCTAACATTCTATTTTCACACGTATAAGTAATATGCACGTCGTTCTTAAGCCCAGTCCCTCCGTGACCCATAAGTATCGTGTCATTCTCCCATCCAGGAGAGCCATTGATTTCGGTCAGAAGGGTGTTCAATATTACCCCGACCATGGTGACGCTCGTCTCATGCGCGCACATCTTATTAGAAAAGGGGCCATCATTCCTAAGAAGTTGCGGATAGAAACAAATCACCATGAAATTCACCGAGGTATGCTTGGTGTGGACGAAAGTGATAAGGAGGACTGGGAAGATTATTTCAGAGCGGAATTTTGGGAACGATGGATGCTCCTGTCCTACCCAGATGTCAATAAGGCCAAGCTCTACATGACTATGCAAAAAGGTGTTCTTTTCATGCCTCAACCAGAAGATTTGTGGTTTTCTAATTGCCAGTAGAGCCAAATCCACCAGAACCCCGCTCTGTATCCTCGACGATAATAATCTCCTCAATGAGGGGCGTCTCACACTTCTCGAGGATAAGCTGAGCGATGCGGTCACCCTTCTTCACCTCAAAGTCTTTGTCCCCATGATTGAAGAGAACAACTTTAACCTCCCCCGTATAGTCTGGGTCGATAACCCCCGCTCCGACCTGGATACCATGTTTGACTGCGAGTCCCGAACGAGGTGCGACCCGACCATAGACACCTTTGGGGAGTACCACGGCGATTCCCGTGGAGACGAGCATCCTCTCCGATGATGGAATAACACCATCACAATTGCTATAGAGGTCGTAACCCACAGCACCAATGGAGCCACGAGTAGGAAGAAGAGCATCGAAGGAAAGTTTCTTAATTCCGAGGGACATTATAGTTTAGTTTCGCCCAAAATCTTTATGTTATACGATGAACCTCTAGGCGAATCCCCCCTCTTTATCCTCTCTCTATATACAAGCTTTATTATAAATGTTGAAATGCAAGTCAACATTTATAATAAGAACATATTAATTTTGCACTCAAAGGGTTTCGAACCCTTGACCTCAAGCTTACTAAGCTTGCGCTCTACCACTGAGCTATGAGTGCGGGATGCTGAGAGCGGGGTTCGAACCCGCGCGTGCGTAGCACAGACGATCTTAAGTCGTCCTCCTTAGACCACTCGGACATCTCAGCCCGAGTATTCTAGTCTTCAAATCTTTAAGCACTTCGGTGGTGGTTCGAAGGCTGTCTTCTCGGCGAGTTCCTTGCGCTGTTTCAACTTCTTGATATCGGCACCCTGGCAATCGTGTTTTGGTAGGTGAATACAACCCGGACAGAAACTGCCTTCACAGTATTGACAATCAATAGGGACACCACATTTCTTCTTACAACGCTGGCACGGCATTCTTATTGTTAACTCGGATAAAGATTTTAAGTGACTTTCGTACAGAATGTCTCTCACTTACGCATTCACCAAACCGATCGCCCCCAATGAATACTCCCGTCTCAAGACAACCCTCAAGAGGTCTACGGCTGGATATGGAACTGCTTTGAGTGCTTCGTATTTCATCACACAGGGGGCTGACCAGGGTGTATCGGCCGTCTTAGGGGCTGCCGCTTCGTACGCGTATGTGACTCTTCTATCAGATAGGGTGGACAAGTTTGAAAAATCGGCAATTCAGAAGGAGTTTTTGGCACCGCTGTGTGCCGCTGCTTTTGAAGTGTCGTGGAATAACGCACCTTTCGCGTTTGACTTTGATTATGGAGCTACTTTCGTGGGATTTCTCGCTTACAAGTTTGCCCTCACCACAGTCCTATACGAGACCGTTAAGGAGATGATGATTGGGGATAGTGAAACCTTCTACGACACCGAGGAGAAGGTCTACAACGACCTTAGCGAAGACGA